CAGCTGATTTGCCATTCAAAGGAAATGTAGATCTTAAAAAATTCCAAGCATTGATAGATGAAGTTGGAGCAGACAAAATACCTTACATCTGTCTTGCAGTAACAGTTAACCTGGCAGGAGGACAGCCAGTATCAATGGCTAATATCAAAGCTGTATCTGAATTAGCTCACAAAAATGGAATAATGGTTATGTTTGATGCTACTAGATGTGTTGAGAATGCTTATTTCATTAAAGATAGGGAAGAAGGATATCAAGATAAAACTATAAAAGAAATAGTTCATGAAATGTTCTCATATGGAGATGGATGTACAATGTCTGGTAAAAAGGACTGTATAACTAATATTGGAGGATTCCTATGTATGAATGACCATGATCTATATGTAAGAGCAACAGGAATGGTAGTTCAATTTGAAGGAATGCCATCATATGGAGGACTTGCAGGAAGAGATATGGAGGCAATGGCAATAGGTATAACAGAATCAGTTCAATATGAATATATCAGTTATAGAGTAAATCAAATTAGATATCTTGGAGAGAAATTAGAAGCAGCAGGAGTGCCAATGGTAAAACCATTTGGAGGACATGCAATATTTGTAGATGCAAGAGCATTTTTAGATCATTTAACACAGGATGAATTCCCAGCGCAATCACTAGCAGCAGCATTGTATGAAACGTCAGGAGTAAGAACAATGGAAAGAGGAATCATATCAGCAGGAAGAGATGTAGTAACAGGAAAAGATCATCACCCTAAATTAGAAACAATCAGATTGACTATACCAAGAAGAGTATATACATATGCACACTTAGATTTTGTAGCTGATGCAGTTATTGATCTATATAACAGAAGAAAGGACATCAGTGGATTGAAATGGGATTATGAGCCAAAAGTATTAAGATTCTTTACTGGAACATTTAAAACTATTAACCCTGAATTAATAAAAGGGTACTAGGAATTATATTTTAAATAAAGTAAGATAAAATAAAATCTAGTTCAAAAGAAAGGCTGAAATATGTATTTCTGATGAACTAGTTTTTATTTTATTTATAAAATTTTAATAATTGCAAATTAAAATTAATAGAAAATCATAGTTTTTCAAAAAATTTAAAAAGTTATTGTATTATATTGGAAAAAGAGATAGAATAAAAAAGAAAATTAATATATTATGGAGGATTTCATTATGAATTCTGAAAAGACTGCAGAAGATAATTTAAAATTACTGCAAAAAGGAAGTGGAAAATTGTATATGCTCTGTTTGGGAGTAGGAGCACTGACAGGTCTTATTGTTTCTATTTACAGATGGGGATTAGGATATGCTAATCATATAAGAGAAAGCATCTTTAGTCATGAGGATATGTCAAGTCCTATGTTTCTTATGATGGTATGGATAGGATTTATTGTTGTTGGACTATTTGTAGATCTGATTGCAAAAAAATATCCCAAAACATCTGGAAGTGGAATTCCACAAGTAAAAGGGATAATATTAAGACAGCTTGATTATGTAAAATGGTTTCAGGAATTAGTTGCAAAGTTTGTTGGGGGACTATTTGGAATAGGATGTGGACTTTCTTTAGGAAGAGAAGGACCATCTGTACAATTAGGTTCTTATATTGGATATGGGGCTACTAAAATATTTAAAAGAGACTCTGTTGAAAAAAAATATCTTGTAACAAGTGGAGCAAGTGCAGGATTGGCAGGAGCTTTTGGAGCACCTCTGGCAGGGGTTATGTTCAGTCTGGAAGAACTACATAAGTTCATATCATCAAAACTTCTAATATGTACATTCTTAGCAAGTATAGCTTCTGATTTTGTTGGAAGAAGAATGTTTGGTATGCAGACAGCTTTTAATTTAAGTGTAAATTATCCTAAAGATATAAATCCTTATTTCCAATTTGGATTATTTATTTTATTTGGTATAATTATTGCCTGCTTTGGAAAAATATTTACAATGACATTAATAAAAGTTCAGGATATCTATAAAGGGGCTAAACTGCCAAGATGGACAAAAGTTTCTTTTGTTATGACAACTTCATTTATTTTATGTTTCATTTTGCCAGAAGTAACTGGTGGTGGACATGAACTAGTAGAAGAGATGGCTGGAGGAAATAGAACTGTACAATTACTTATGGTTATATTTGTTGTGAAATTATTATTTACAGCTTTATCATATGCAACAGGTTTTGCTGGAGGTATATTTCTTCCAATGCTTGTATTAGGAGCTATATTAGGAAAAATATATGGAATCCTATTGGTTAATATATTAGAAGTTGGACCAGAATTCATACCACATTATATGGTATTGGGTATGGCTGGATACTTTGTAGCAGTAGTAAGAGCACCTATTACTGGAGCAGTTCTTATATTGGAAATGACAGGAAATTTTGATCATTTACTTGCACTTGTAACTGTTTCTGTGGTAGCATATTATATAACAGATTTGATGGGATTAGAACCTATTTATGAGATTCTTTATGAAAGAATGGCAAAAGATGTTCCTCATGAAAAATTGGAAGACAGTAAGAAAACCATTATAGCTATTCCTGTTACAGGAGAATCAGAATTAGATGGAAAAAGAATATGTGAAATAAAGTGGGCAGAAGATGTTCTGGTAGTAGCTATTGTAAGAAATGAACATGAAATAATTCCTAAGGGAAATACCAGAATAGAAGCAGGAGATAGATTAACAATACTTCTTCCAGAAAAAAAAGTTCATATTATGAAAGAAAGTCTATATAAATTAGGTACTTGCAGTTAAGTAATAATTTTTACATAAAATATTTTATACAGGGGGAATAGATATGGAATTTAAAGTGAAACACCCACACTTTGTGGATAATGAAATCACTTGGGAAATATCTGGATTAAAGAGCACACTTAAATATAAAGGGAATCCAGTTAAATTAAAATGGGGAAAAACAAAGCTTCTTGATGATAATGGAATAGAAAGAGAAGTTAAAATATCAGATAATTTTTTTAATTCTCCAATGATAGTTGTTGATAAAACTGAAAAAATAAAAGTGATGGAAAATTATTCTAAAATAGCTTATTTCTTTATAATTCCTTCTTTTTTCTTTTTAATAAAAGGAGGAGCTTTAGGAGCTGTATTTGCAGTGGCTAATATTTATTTTGTAAGAAATACTTTCCTTACAGATAAACCAATGGGAACAAAAATAGGATTGAGTCTTCTTTCTACAATTGGGGGAATATTACTTTTATTCGCAATAGCTATAATACTTACAATATTAATCAGAGGATTTTAATTAACATATTATAAATATAAAGATATTCAAAAGAGGGAAGAAAGGAAGGGTAGAATGCTTGATTTTAGAATTTATACATTTTTAGAATTGTGTAAAACATTAAGTTATACTAAAACTGCTGAAAATCTTCATATGACTCAGCCAGCTGTAACCCAGCATATAAAATTTTTAGAGGAATTTTATAAGAATAAATTGTTTCTGTATTCAGGAAGAACTTTATCATTGACAGCATATGGAAAACTGCTGTATAGATATTTGATTGCTATGAACTCTGATTCAGAAAAAATAAAGGAAAAAGTGTTGAATCTATCTTCAAATATTCATACTTTAAATTTTGGAGCAACTCTTACAATTGGTGAATACCTAATTCCAAGAGTATTAAAAAAACTTTCTCGTGATTATCCAGAAATTAGTGTTTCTATTTCAGTAAAAGATACTAAATTACTTCTTGAAAAATTAGAAAATGGAGATATTGATTTTCTTTTAGTAGAAGGTTTTTTTGAGAAAACAAAATATGATTCATTTCTTTTTTCAAAGGAAGAATTTGTTGCTGTGTGTTCTAATAAAAGCAGATTTTCTCAAGGAGAATTTACATTTGAGGAACTTCTGGGAGAAAGAATAATAGTCAGAGAAAAAGGGTCAGGAAGCAGAGATATTTTTGAAAAGATACTTTATGATAATAATTTATCTATCAATGATTTCAATAAAAAATATGAAATAGAAAATATAAAAGTAATAAAAGAGATGGTAAAAGAAGAGAGAGGAATAACTTTTATATATAAAACAGCAGTTGAAAAGGAAGTTGAGAATAAAGAGCTTTCAATTATAAATTTAAAAAACTTCCATGCGGAAAGAGAATTTAATTTTGTCTTTTTAAAAGACAGTATTCACAAAGATGAATATAAAAACTGGTTTAAATTTATGAAAAAATGCTGAAAGTAATTTCTTTCAGCATTTTCTCTTATACTAAGAATTCATATATTCCTATTCCACAAATTCCAGATGCAAGCATAACACAAATTGGATTTACTTTAAATTTTCTAAGTGCTATAATAGCACTTAGAAAAATTGCAACTGAAATATAATTTATATGATTTTCTTTTATATTTATTTTATCTCCAAAGAAAGCTATAAGAGCTATAGTAGTTCCAGCAGAAGCGATAAGACCTACAACTGCAGGACGTAAACCTCTTAATATACCTTTAATGACTTTAAGGTCCCCATATTTAAAATAAAGATATGTAAATATCATAACTACAATAAAAGATGGTGTAATACATCCAAGAGTAGCAACTAAAGCACCTTTTATTCCAGCTATTTGTATTCCTACAAACGTAGCGCAATTTAAAGATACAGATCCTGGAGTCATTTCAGCAATAGTTATAATATCAGTGAATTCTTTTAATGTAAGCCATTGGTGAAGGTCAACTACCTGATATTTAATAAGTGGCATAGCTGCATATCCTCCCCCAATACTAAATAATCCTATCTTGAAAAAACTTATAAATAAATTTAAATATAACATAAATTATCACCTCTTTATTAAATGTGTTGAGTTTTAAATTTGTAACTGCTAGAAACAGCACCAACGAATCCACAAACTAAAACTATAAAGATAATGTTTATTTCAAAGAAATAAACTGCTACAAATACTGCTATTGTCATTAAACTAAAAATTAGTTCTTTTCTTTTCACTACATCTTTAGCTAATGAGAAGGTAACATCAAAAATTATTGCTGCAATAGCAGCTTGCATACCTTTCATTAGAGCATTTACAGTTACATTATCTTTAAATGATATGTAAAAAAATGAAATTATTGACAATGTAATAAGAGGTGGAAGCGCTGTAGCTGTTACAGAGATCAATGCACCAGGGATACCTGCCAATTTATATCCAACCAAGATAGATATGTTAATAGATAGTGAACCAGGAGATGATTGAGCAATAGCTATGAGATTCAATATTTCCTTTTCTTCTATCCAGTGATATTCTTTCACAAATTTTTTTCTCATAAGAGAAACAATAACAAATCCGCCTGCATATGTAAATAATTTTTAAAAATTAAAATAGACTTGAATTTTTCCTTCTTTGTCTATTACTATTTTGTCTATTGCAACATTACATATTTTTTTAAATTTTACTTTATCTGATTCAATAGAATCTATTTTACTCATAACTATTTCTTTTATTTTTCTACTATCATATTGTTTATTTATTTTCTTTTCTAGGATAGAAGTATCTTTTTTTAATTGCTCTATGGATTGATTGAATTTGTTTATATCCTTTGAATAATCATCTAAAGTTAAAAGATTTGCATAATATAAATCTTTAGCCTTGTTTATTCTACTTTCCATTTCTTTGATCTGTTTTTCATTTGATTTTATTTTCATTTCACTTTCTTTATCATTTTTTTGATAGGCAATATCTTTATTTTTCAATCTTGCTCTTAATTCTTCCTTTACTACCTTTTCTATTTCCTCGCTTTTAATCGTTTTTGAATTGCAGCTCTTTTTGCTTTCTATTCTTTTTTTGGTGCAAATATAATATGTTGTAGTTCTTTGCTTAGTGCCGTACATTTTATCACCACATTCACAATACAATATTCCAGAAAAGATATAGTTTGGATTGTTGTTTATTCTATGTCTTTTATTTTTATTTAAAATAGCCTGAACATTATAAAATGTATCTTCATCGATAATAGGGGTATGTAATCCATCGTAAAGTATATATTCATCTTTTAGCTTATTTTTCCCAGTACCTTTATAAGCTAATTTCCCTATATACAATGGGCTTCTAAGCCATCTATCAATTTTTATAAAGTCAACATTATAATGTTTAGCTATAATAAATCTACTTTCACCTTTCAAAAATCTTGAAAATATATCTTTTATAATTAAGGCTTCTTCTTCTACTAACTCTAATAATTTATTATTATACTTATAACCAAAAGGTTGATGCGAAACATATCTACCAGATTTTATTAGTTGTATCATCCTGTCTTTTACTCTCATCCTTATTGTATCTTTTTCTAGTTCAGATATAACAGCTATTAAATGAGCCACAGCCTTTCCAGTTATTGTGCTAGTATCTATGTTCTGTTGTATACACACAAGCCCTATATCTTGATTCTGGAGTTCTTCTGTTATGGTTATGAACTCTTTAGCATTCCTTGATATTCTTGAAAACTCCCAAACAACCAAAACATCAAATACAGATTCTTTTATCATGTCTTTTAATATCAAATATTGTTCTCTCTCGTTATTGCTACCACTTTCAACATCAGAGAGGGTAGATACAATCTCATACCCTCTCGCTGTTGCATAAGCTCTACATCTTTCAATCTGATGTTTTAAACTGTCATTTTCAGCTTGTTCATGAGTAGAAACACGAGCATATATGACACATCTTTCCATTTATTCCTCCAGTAATATTTCTACTATTTTATTTATAGTTTCTTGCTTTTGTTTTTCATCGTTTTTAATCATCTTCCCTACCTCCTAATCAACTATATCAATTATTACTCCATCGTTGTTGCTGTAAATTTTGCATTCGTTATATCCGTCTATTTCGAAAATTACTATTCCATCTTCAGAATCTATGCTTCTTACAAAAACTGATCTATTGTTATCAAAATCTTTTAATTTGTTTATCAATTCGCCAACTGTCATCTATCCCTCCTATTAATAAATAGTTTCCTTTAAAATCCCATACTGAATTACCTTTTCATATTTTGCGCCTACTATTTTCTTACCTTTTTCAGTGTAGAGATTCAGTAGTTCAGCTGCCTTATCAAAGCTAGTAACTTCTTTTATAATTTTCTTGTCTAATAAATCTACTATTTTATATTTAAATTTCATTAGTCCTCCTGATGCTTCCAAGTTATTATAAAATGGTCATTAAATATACTTACATCTGTCACCCTTCTCACAAAGCTCTCTTGTTTAACTTCTTTGTATAAGCATATTTCTATTTCCAGTTCTTTAATTTCACCTTTTCTAAACTTGTTCAATAATTCTATCCTCTTATCAGTTAAGTCAGGAAAATAAAAGTATCTCACAGTATTATTTTTTAACCCTGATTTTTCTTTTTCATAATATTTAGGTAAAGACTTAAAACTTACTCTTTCCATTATTTCCTCCCAAAACTACAATAATATCAACTGGTTTCTCTGCATCTATTCCATTGTATATTTCTACTTGCATTATTCCTCCCTTTTGTAACCCTTGAAATGATGTTTATACACTTTTTTAAGTTTCTCTATCTCTTTTTCATTACACAGTTTATATCCAAAAGTAGAATATTTCTTTTCAAATTCTTCTGTAGTATATTCTCCATCTTCAATCTCTGCGTGATGATAAGGACAAAGTGGAGATAATCTTTTATCTAATCCAGTATCATTTTTATATCCGCTAGTACCTACACGATCTACGTGGTGAGGTCCAGTTATTTCTTTTCCACATATACAACATTTTTTATGAAGTAACAAAGCAAATATATATCTGTCATTTTGCGTTTTACTGTATAGGTCAACAAGCTCTTGTCTCATGGGTATATTGTTCTCTAGTAAGAAATCAAACATGAACTCTACCAAGCTATTTGCCTTTTCTTGACTTATTAGAGAGAGACACAAACTAAAGTCCTCATGGTTGATTGAAAAGTCCTGTATTGACTTTATATAAGCTTTAGAAAGTTTATTGAATGTTTCCAGGTCTACTGTATCAACTAAAACTTTCAGAAACTCTTCTAATGGCTTTTTATTAGGTTTATAACCTGTAGCTTTTATATATTTCTTTTTAAGCTCCTTCTTAGCTTCATATAAATGGTATGGAGCAGGAGAAGCTTCTGGCTCTCTCCCTTCCCTGAAATTGCTATAAGAAGCAAACAACCAATAGATTAATTTTTGTGTTTCGCGAGTATATGCCATGTTTGTTCTCCCTCATGTGTGATTAAATTACAGGTGTAATATTATCCGTACCCAGCTTTTAGAATGGAAATTCATCATCGTCATTATTGAATTTGTCTTCTCCTACTTCTATTTCTTCTGTAAAATTCTTTTGCTGGTATGGTTTAGCAAAATCTTGAATTTCATCTTTCTTCGCTTCTTTTACCACTTCGACCGCTTCTTTGTATTTTTCTTGAAAAGCTGCATATTTTTCTGCTGGTAATTGTTCTACCAACTCTTTTGCAGTTTTTAAAGTTCCAGTTTCAAAAAATCCTTTTAAGTTATATTCAAAGTTTTTTCCATCTTTGCTTAATCCTACTTCGATAAAAACTCCTATATTTTTATCTTCTAAAGCTTTTATTTTTAATTTTTGTTTTCCATTCTCTACAGCTGCAACAGTTTTCATATTTTCCATCTTATTTTTAGTTAGATATAGTAGTTGATTCAAATGTGTTATATTGAAATCAATTTCATTCCCTTTTTTATCTTTATAGAAAATACTTAGTCTTGCTTTTTGTCCTTCTTCTGTCAAAAGATGTAAAATAATAGCTTCTGAATTGCTGCTGTCCAATACTAATTGTTCAGCTCCTTCTATTTTGCATTTGTAACATCCGTTTTTAGATATATAGTCTCCACCTGCTGAAATATCCTTTTGTAAATCCTCTTTTCTGTAACTCCACATAATTTGTTCCTCCTTTTAATTATCATATTCATTTATTTTTTCAATTACATATTGCAGATCATTATCTATAAAAAGTTCTTCAAACATTCCCATAGGACTTTTACACGGCTCTGAACCGTCTTTCTTATTTGTTTGAAAAACATATTTATTTTCTTTGATAGAACTTTCTAAAACTATTGAAGCTAATCCTTCTATTACAATCATGTTGTCCAGCAGTCTACCTACTGTTTTGATACTTCTGTTTCCATAATCATCTGTTTGGGTATGAGCTAAGAAAAATACATTTATATCATCCCTCATATTTTCAGCTGTTTTTAAAAGAGAATGGAAGTTGAAAGCTATCTGATTATATTTTTCATATCCTTCTCCTTTAGATACCTTTTGAGTAACTCTGTTCATAAAGTCATCTGTCATTAAATAATGAGCGTCGTCTATAATTACAGTTTTAATTTTAGGCAGCTTATTATTTATGTATTTCAATTTTTTCCATATGTCTTGATAGTCGTTTGTAAAACATAAATTTCCATTTGGATTACTTTCTGTTATTTGTGTATATTTACTTTTCCAACCTTTGAAAGGTAATTTTTTATTAACGCATTGAATGATGAAAGTAGTTTCTGGATCTAAACTTCTTAATGAAGTAGATTTTCCAGTTCCACTATTTCCTAATATAAGGATTTTTTCAGCCATCTTATATCCTCCTATGTATATAATTTTTTCAATTCTTTTTGCATATCTTTAAGTTCTGCCATGTAATCTGTAAATGCCTCAACTAAAAACTCAATATCATCATCAAGCTTTCTTTTTCTAGAAATTTCATAATACTTCGTTTTAAGCCACACATAACTATTTTTTTTTATTAAAGATTTAACAGCAGTTTTCACTTTATCTCCAAGTGGAAAATTTATTATTTCACCATCTTTTACTTGTACATTCCCACATTTTCCACTATTGTATTTAATTGTCAATATTACAGAACCGTCTCGGCAATAAGGAAGGAAAATATTTGTTATTTCCATAAAGATCACCTCTATTTATCCCACTTAATTCTTTTTTCTACTTCTCTAAAAAATTCATCACAAAATAAATCTTCTTCTATGCTTGTATCTGTATTGTCCTCTTCTGGTGGATTGTAATAGCTTCCTACGTCTCTTTTCATCTATATCCACCCTCCCAATCTAAGTACACCTTTCCAGCCTAGATTTTTTAAAGCTTCTGTATTTTTTAAAAGTCTATATGTTATTATTATTTTTTTCATCTTCCCATCACCTCTAAAATCATATATCCTACAAACAACTGTAACCCTATAACCATAACTATATCCTTTATAGTTTCTTTCCATTTTTTCCAAAATTTTTTCATATCTCCCCCTCTTGCAATATATAAAGATTTTATGTTATAATACTTTTAAGGAAGCGCCCACTTCCTTAAAAAGGCGTGTAGATAGCATTTAACAGGCATTAGCTCTCGAAAGAGAGCTTTTGCTCTTTTTACCTAGTAAATTCTTTTATAATCTTTGCCATATTTTCCACACTTTCCCAGAATATTGGGTTCTCTTTTCCTTTTCTAGCTTCCAATAAGAATATATTTTTTGTACCCCTCCAAGTATTTTGGTAGTTTGTACATCTATCTTCTATTCCTAATTCCTCTATTGTATTAATTAATGTTTCTGCTATTGCTAGCGTCATTATTGCCATTTACCCTCCTTATTTGCTAAGCATTTCATCTACAACCTTTTGAGTATTTTTTTTCATTATTTTTAAAAAATCTATGCAAAATTCATAATCTTCAATACCAACAGGTTTCCACCCTATTAAAACTTCTGGTGCTGCCATTGATATGTCAAATAATTCTTGAATATATTTTTCTTCTTCTTCTTTTGTAGGTTTTTTGTCTCCAACTTCTAATTTTCCAAACATCTTAATCCTCCCAAACTGCACATTCTTTTAATTTGTTTACTTCTACAACTACAGAACAATCTTCACATTTATAATGACTGAAGCCTTCATTATACTCAGTTCCTTTTATAATTGTTCCTAACTTGCTAACTTTTGCATAGCCACCATAAATTGCAATTATTTCTCCTCCACATTCTTTACATTTCCACATATTTTTCCTCCTATTCTTCATCTTTCAATGCTTTTAATAACTGTCGTGTCTCTTTTATTTCATCCTTGTATCGCTTAATATAAGTATTTTCCCATCTTTCCTCCTTTTTGGTTTGGGGTTTTGTATTATATTTATCAGTTTCATAAAAAGGATACATATTTTCTAAAAAAATATATTCATTCTTATAAAAATAATGTATCATAAAAAAGATACAATGTAAAGCTTTTTTTTACTTTTGTTGAAAAAAATTGTATAATATATTGAATACATAAGGAGGAATAAGGTATGAAGTTCGGAGAGGTACTCAAAAAAATTAGGATTAAAAACGGGGATAGTTTAAGGAGGCTAGGTGAAAAAATAGATAATAATTTTTCATATATAGATAAAGTAGAAAAAGGAACTGCTCCTATATCTAAAAATCTTTTTGAAAAGTTGATAAAAACATACCCAATGGAAAGAACAGAATTGATAACTGCTTATTGCAAAGAAGTATTACCAGACGAAATAAAAAAGAAATTAGGATTAGAAATTGAGAATGATTTTTTAGATGATGTTTTTAGTATGGTGAGTAACATGGATAAAGAAAGTAAAAAAGCAATAATAACTAACATAATCGATAGAATGGAATTTGTAAGTTTGAAAAATGGAAGTTATGAAAATGTAAAAAAAATGTTAGAAGAAGCAAGAAATAAAACAGAAAAATTATAACAATTAAAAGAGGAGATGACTATGGATTTGAAAGATGGAATAACAGAGCTTGGGAAAAAGATATTGAAATACAAGGATAGGGTAACAAATGAAGAAATGACAAAAACTGCATTCATTTTGCCTTTCTTTGAACTGTTAGGGTATGACACAAGGAATCCTTTTGAATTTCATGCTGAATTTACAGCAGATATAGCTGATGCTAAAGGTGAAAAAGTGGATTATGCTATTTTAATAGACGATATTCCTAGAATCTTGATAGAAGCAAAAGATTGTAATAACGATTTAGAGAAAAGTGACAAACAATTATGTAGATATTTTAATGTAACAGCTGCAAAAATTGGGATTCTTACAAACGGGATTGTTTATAAATTTTTTACAGATTTAGAACAACCCAACATAATGGATACAAGACCATTTTTAGAAATAAATATTTTAAATATAAAAGAAAACGAAATAAACGAATTGAAGAAATTTCTTAAAACTGCATTTAATATAGAAAATGTGTTAAATAGTGCTGAAGAACTTAAATATTCGAGTTTAATAAAAAGATTACTAAAATCAGAATTTGAAGAACCGAGCGACCACTTCTCTTCTTTTATTTTAAACGAGATATACGATGGAGTAAAGACCCAAAAAGTTAAAGAACGTTTCACTCCAATAATAAAAAAATCAATTAACGAATTCTTGAATGATATTGTAAGAACAAAGCTTGTAGGTGCTTTAGAGGCTAATAAAAACGAAGAAGAAAAAATAGTGGAAGAAGAAGTAATCACAGAAGAAATTTTGAAAGATTCTATAAACACAACAGATGAAGAGTTGCAAGCTTTCAATATAATAAAAGCTATTTTATTCAATGAAATTGATTTAGAAAGATTAACATATAAAGACACTGTAAATTATTTCAATATATTGATAGATAACAATACAAGAAAATGGGTATGCAGATTTTACTTGAATACTGAAAATAAATATATAGCATTTCCAGAACTAGATTCAGAAGGGAATAAGACAAATAAAGAGGTTAAGTTTTTACTGGAAAAAGGATTAAATTCCATATACGAAATGAAAAATAAAATAACAGAAAGCTTAAGGATGTATTTGTAAAATGAAGTAGGGGTTGTTTTTACAACCTTTATTTTTTTATTGACAAAGTATCATAAATAAGATACAATAAATTAGAAAAAAATAAATATTTTTTTAAAAATCAAGTATCTTTTTTATGATACGAAAGAGGTGAGAAATGGATACATTGAAAGTATTTAAAATTTTAGATAAAGATGTAAGGCTTAATTATAATTCCAAATCAGAATTTGCTTTGAAATTAGGGATATCAAGGCAACGCCTAAATCATATTTTCAATATGCTGGAAACTAACAAAAAAAGAAACAGTTTTAATTTGATAGCTGAATTGCTTCAAAAAGCAGGATACGAAATAAAAATAATCAAGAAGATTTGATCTTTTTATCTATTTCTTTTAAAAGGGAAAATATTTCTTTGAGTTTTAAATCTTCATCAGTCAATTTATCATTCACGGTTACCACTTCCTTGTGTGTAATTATATGTATTCATAGATATAATATAATGCAAATAAGGATAAATGTCAATAATAATATACAAAAATGTAGAAGAGAGGTGAGAGAGTGGAAAATAAAATGATAGATACTTTTATGGAAAGTAAGTTTATGGATGTCCTTTTAAGTTTTGCAAAAGAACATCCAATATTAACACCAATATTAGTTTCAATTTTAGGTGCTTTTATAAGTTCAATTATAACTATTTGTTTATTATGATTTTAGTAGTTATATATGCAGTTATTATTGCAGATGAAATCGGATATAAAAAAGAATGTTTGAAAGTTTTTAGTTTTTCACTTTTTATAAGTATTTTATATTCTTGCAATGCAACCTTTCCTTTTTCAGTAATATTGTAGGTGTTTAAACATTCTTTATACACATCACCATCCACATATTCATTAGGAGAGTAATTTAATTCTATATAACTTGTATTTTCTAGGCAAAAGTGTCCAGAAGAATGTCTTTCCATTTCTCTTAAAAGTTCCAATCTGTAATTGGTTGCAAATTTGTTATCAGGGAACTTGGAAAGAATTTCATCTACATGGATAGGCTCAGAAAATTTATTTACAAACTCCAATATTTTATAATCAATAACTGTTAATTCCATTTTTCCTCCATTTAGTTAAATTGTTTGTGGTGAACATATTATAACTTTTTGGAGGGTTAAAAACAACCTTATAAAATTGATTTTAAAGCCTTTCTATTTGCTCTATGAGTAAAATATCAAGAAAGGCTTCTAAATAAGTTTTATAAGCAAATAGTAAAGCTTAAACAAAGATAAAAGGAGGAACAAATGATTAAAATAGGAGATAGAGTTAAATTTAGAATTGGCTTATTTGAAGGTAAAGGCGGAAAAATAGAAGCAATATATGAAACTGCAAAAGGTAAAGGATATGTCGTAGAAGGGTTTGGTCAAGTTTGGACTGAAGAAGCTCTGGACGTAATACCAGAAAAGAAAGATGGATTATATGTGACTGTAGGTTATGATCCTGAACTTATAAAAGAGGTAAGAGATAGAATTAGTGAAGCTGTATGCGAGTTACAAGAGTATGCAACAAATGAACACTCTTATTACACAAAAGATGGCAAGGAGATGTTGTCTACTTGGAAGCAAAAAGGTGACCATGTATATGATGTTCATGTGTTTGAAAAAGTAACCGAATGCAACTGGAAACAATTGAGCTAATTTAAAAAAATGGCTGTTTTTTAAAAATAGAATTAGAAAATAGCCATTTAAAATAAAAAAGCCCGTGTGGGCTTAGTTATACGAAGATTTGATTTTAGGAAATTTCGTCTTCATAGTAATTATTATACACGAATTAACAAAAATAATATATATTTTTTTACTTTATATCTGTTCATCACTTCAGAGCCAAACATCTTTGTTGTGGTGGGCAGATACAAAATAAAAATAAGAGAGATGTTTGGCAACACCTCTCAAAAGGAGGAATAAAATGAGTATTAAGAATGAAAATTACATTGTTATACAAGGTTTTATGGTAAACGAATTAAATTTAAAAGGGAATGAGCTTCTAGTATATGCGATTATTTATGGGTTTGCACAAATAGAAGGGCAAAAATTTAAAGGAAGTTTATCATATCTTTCAAGTTGGTTGAATAGTAGCAAACAAACAGTTATAAACACATTAAAATCATTGTTGGATAAAAAAATGATAATAAAAGAAGAAAAGTTTATTAATGGAATTAAGTTTTGTGAATACAGTTGTAATAAAAATTATAAAAAAGATGATGATGAAAATTTGACTGGGGGTCAAAAATCTTTAATGGGGTATTCAAAAAATTTGACTGGGGGTAGTCAAAATTTTGGACATAATAATATATTTAATAATATAAAAGATAATATAGATGATGATACTAAGTTAGATAAACTAAATAAGATAGAGGATGAAAAAAAGTCAGATGAACCAAAAGAAGAAAAAGAAGTTCATCCTTCGGATTCATCATCAATCGAATTTAAAAATAATTTAAATAAGTTAAGGGAAGTTGTAATAAAATCAACTGGCTTAGATAAATTCAGAGTAGAAAATGTGATATTACCTAGCAAATACAGAGAAATTGATATGGAATTGTTGTTAAAGAAAATATCGGAATCTAAGTTTTTGTTAGGAGAAGATAAAAAGCGTAAGCCTACTATAACCAATTTTTCAGTAAAGTCCATGATAGATCTAATACTGGCAGATGCTTACAAAGATAAACCAGAGGTCAAGCCTGTTTCTAGTAATGCTGGATGTACAGTTAAACGTATACCTGATGAAACAAATGCTTATATTGGAGAGGATGATACTGGGGTTATAAGATGGATATTCTTTGATGAAAAAATAGGGGAAGGTGCGTAAAATGGATTCTGAAATTAAAATAATATACTGCTTGTTACTGTTGGGTATATCTAAAGCAGATCAAGAAAAAATACTATCTATTCCAAGTAAAATGTTTAGCAAGGAAGCTAATGAAATTCTTAAAAGATGTAAATTAAGAATGGTTAATAATGAGCTTATAGACGCTTCTTTGCTAACAGAAAACGATGGTAAAATAGCTTATAAAATTGATAAAATAGAGGCTTACAATGAAAGGTTAGACTTGTATATTAAAGACTTAAAACAAGACTATATCAAAAAAAAGTTACTGGAAGCCACAGAACTGGGAACAAATGAGGAACTTTTAAATGAAGTTTCAAATATCCGTGATGAAATATTAGGAGAAAGCCAGACTGTGAAGAAATTGAATTTGAAAAATGTAGTTTATGAATATTATAAAAACATAGAAAATCCACCTAAAAATCCATTAAAAACAGGTTGGAAACGGTTTGATGAATATGTTCAAATGGAAGCTGAGGATCTAGTAATAATTGCAGGAAGACCTGGAATGGGGAAAACGGCATTTATACTATCACAAGCCTTATCCCTAGCTAAAAACAACAATAAAGGTATTTTCTTTAGCTTAGAGATGTCAGAAAAACAAGTAATAAATAGAATCATGTCACAAATGTCTGGTGTACAGCTTAATTTTCTAAAAAGTACAGAAGGATTTTTAAAGCTTCCAGAAAAGGCTCATGGGTATTTAAATATGGCTAGTACAGAACTTGCAAAGCTTGGAGATAATCTCAATATCATAACTGGGAACTTTACAGTAAACAAAATTCTTGAAATATGCAAAGTAGAGAAAGACCAAAATGGACTTGATTATATCATTGTTGACTATATGCAATTACTAGGTTCAGCAGTAAAAGGTAGCAGATATGAACAGGTAACAGACATATCAATTTCACTTAAAAAACTAGCTAAAGAGCTTGGAATAGTAGTTATAGCATTGGCTCAATTATCAAGAACCGTGGAAAGTAGAGCTGACAGACATCCTGTATTATCAGATTTAAGGGATTCAGGGCAAATAGAACAAGACGCCAGTATAATAATTGGGTTGTATAGGCAAGCTTATTACGAAGAAGAAGCAGACAGAACTCTTTTAGAAGTGGATGTTCTAAAAAATAGAAATTCTGAACTAACAAAAATTTACTTTAATTTCAGAGGTGAAATTCAAGAGGTGAAAGAAAGATGATAGATAGAATAAGAAAAGAAGAGGATAACAGAATACTTGATTCTATCTTGTTAAAGAATATAAAAATTTTACCAGATGGGATATATAAGGTTTTTTATGAATGTTGTTTAGGATATAGACTGGTAGACTTAGAACAGACTTTACCTAGTAAATACCATCTTAAAGTATGGCTAAAAAACAACAAAATAAACATGAGGAAATACCCTGAAATATTGAATGAATTGAAAAAAGAAAGCATAGCATAGGAGGACTAAATGACTAGAGACGAACTTAGAAAAATATATACATTTTTGAAAAAAGAAACAAGAGTGGAAGGAGCACCTTCAAGAAACCTTGGGAGTAAGGAAGAGGTTTTGAAGGAGATTAGAAAAATAATAAAAGATAATAGAGATACATTTCTTGACAATTGGAAAAGAGCAGCTGGAGCAAATAGGGAACTTTTATATGAAAATGCTGAATTAAAATTAGAGTTGGAAAACTTAAAAAATAAAAAGTGGTGGCAGATATGGAAAGAAAAATAGGAGAGGTATTTGAAAGTGATAACAAGACAAAGATAAAATGTGTGAGGGGTGCAATGAATTATTGTTATGGTTGTTTATACTGGTTCAGAAGCAACTGTCTTAGTCCAGTTGTAGCTGGAGAATGCCAGAAACATCTTAGAAGTGATAGGGAAGATGTTATTTTTGTAGAGGTGAGGGAATGACAGAAACTCAAATACAATCAAGCATAATAGACTATTTACAGTTATTAGAAAATCAAGGAAAGTTATTTTTACATAGAGTAAATAATATGGGAGTGTATGACCCTAAGAGAAAAGCATATAGAGTATTCCCTAAAGGT